CCTCCTCTTTTTCACTTTGTATTTTCGCTAGTACAAGAAGAGCTAAAGCATAATCTTGTGGAGTTCCAACACCTTTTGATACTCTATCTGCTGTTGCATATTCTCCAGAATCCTTTAATCTCTTGATAATTTCTCTCTCTGTTGCATATCTTGGTAATCCTGACTTAGCTAGTTCTTGCTCAAAATGATCTTTACTTATTCCTTTTTTACCTAATAAGTACTTGAAAAGTTTCTTTTCTTCATATGTCAAACCCTTTTTCTTAACTTCAGGTTCAGGTTCTTCCTGTGCCTGATCCAATGGACAACACCACCATCCTCCACCTTTACCAGGTTTTAATACTCCAGGTCTTCCATCATCAGTAGTACAATTAGACTTAGCTTCTTCTAATACCTTAGCTTCTTCTGGTACTTCTTCAGAACTTAATTCAATCTTAGCTATCTTGATTAGATACTTCCTAGCTTCTTCTCTAGATATTATTCCAGCTTGTACTGCAGCTAATACCTGTTCAAAATCTAGCTTAATCTCTTCTGCTCCAAAGTTAAGTCTAATATCAGCTTTCTCAGAATCAAATCCTAACTCATCTAATACTTTACACCATAATGCTTCTATCTGTCTCTTTATAGTTCTTCTCATAGCTGCTATCTTATACTCAAACATAGCTGCAGCAGTTTCAGCAGAAGCCTTAGTAATCCACCCTCTTTCAGGTCCCATCTTTAGACTAGGATTAGCTAATGCTGTAAGAAATTCATTCTCAATAGTCTCTAGCCATCTATCATATGACTGTGTTCTCTGAGGTACTGATAATCTAATATCTCCTCTAACATTAGTAGCTATTCTATTACCTGTATTAGACATCTCAGTAATCTTCTTTCCTATCTCTTCTATCTTATCATCAGATAATCCTTCAAATACCCATAACTCATTACCAAATGAGAACTTCTCAAATCCTGTCTTCATAGATGCTCTAACAGATTTTCTAATATCATATAGACTAGGAGTATTACTATCAGGTTTCTCTAGTAATCCAGCTATAACTCCTGTACCAAATGCTCCTGAACCAATAGTATTAACTTTAAAGTGTATAAACTGATCATGCTTAATTTCCTTAGATCCATATGAACCTGTTAATTGAATATTATACTTCTCTTGTACAGGAACAGTCTTAGAAATAGGTTTAGTCTTCAATACTGCTTCTATAGGAATATTTGTAAACCCATTGTCTCCGATGTACCAAAAGGAATTACCAAATGCTGTAAGTTCTATAGCTATCTGTAGTATCTTCTCATCTAAGTTATTCTTCTTATTCCAGTAGTCTATAGCTTCTTTAGCATTCCATTCTTCTCCCTTATGATTAGGTAATCTAGTTGTATAGTCTTCATTCATAGTAGTAAAAATACCTGTACTAACTACTTGTTCAGCAAACTGTACTATAGATTCTCTAATAACAGGATCTTTTAGAAAGACATCAACTTGATCTTTAAAGCTAGTACTAGGAGTCTCTCCCCAGGATTGTTTAACAGTACCAATAACAGCACTACCTTCTTTGATAGGCTTCTCTTCTTTAGGTATTCCGAATATAGCTTCCTTTAGTTTCTGCTTAAGTCCCATAGTTAGTTACCTCCTAGAATCTACTTGAGAGACTCCTTTTTCTTCCACAAAATTCTCTTGATATCTTCTTCAAATCTCTTAGCTGACATAGCCCATTTTTTAGTTATAAATGGATGAGGCAATACTGATTCTATTTCTTTTATAAGTTCTAGTTGAGCTTCTTTCCTAGCTTCTTTTATCTTATTCTCTTGAGATTCTTTAAGTTCTTTAAGTTTCTTAATTACCTTAGTATATGCTTCTTTTAGTTCCTTAGACTCATGAGGATATCTTTCTCCTATACCATGTTGTTCAGGTTTATGATACCAGATATACCCACATACTGCAGCTACTTGTCTTTCAGTATAGCTAGGCATAGAATCACTAACAGTACGAACACAGTTATCCCACCATTCTTTTGGAGGTTTCTCTCCTTGCTCCTTTAACTCAGGTATTCCTTCACTAGCTTCTTCTTCAGTAACTTCCTCTACTACTTCCTCTGTCTTCTCTTCAGCTATTACTTCCTTCTCTTCTTCTGGAGTCTCAGGAGCTACTTCCTCAATAACTTCCTCTACTTTCTCTTCAACAACTTCTGCTACTTTCTCTACAGGTACTTCCTCTTCAGTCTTAGGTTCTTCTACTGGTACTTCTACAGGTTCTTCCTGTTCTTTGTTAGCCATGATAGCTCTATGCATCTTCTCTGCATCTTCTTTAGTATCAAAGCACTTAATTACTTGACCAGCTTCTGGACCATGACAATGGACTACACACCATTTATCTCCTCTTTTCTCTACTTTCTCCTCTAGTTTCTTTTCTTCTAGACTCATTACAATTCTACCTCCTTTACTTTCAAATAGACTTATACTTGTGTAGGGATCTCCAGGTTCCATATTCTCTAAAAGATCAATCCTGTCAAAAATGAGACCTCTAAACTCTACACCTTCTTCCTTCCTTTCTTCCTCTCTCCATCTATATTCTACTGATACATGTTTTATCTTACCTTCTCTAATCTTCCTGATGTATTCTTTAGGTAAGTACAGTAATGCCTCTATTGCCTTAGTCTCTGGATTATACTCAGAGTCTACAACAATAGCATTATCAATAACTTTCTTATGATTAAGACCTACAGGTCTATGAGCTAGAGATCTAGCAGATTTCTTAAGTTCTTCTTCAGGAAATAGTCTTACAGGATATTCAGGATCATCAGGATGTATAGTAGGAAGATTAGTCTTAGCTACTACCTTCACCAAATGATCTTTAGAGATATCTTCTGGAACCTTAAGCCACTCAAAACTTTCTAATAGCTTTTTCTTTCTCATATTTATCATAAGGTATATTGTGAGTATAATATTTAATACACCCAGTAAATATAACTGGGAGTTATAAATAATATGTAGAGAATATAGTGTATGATTGCTATGAGCATAAATCCTTCTAGACTGAGGAAGGTGTCTAGAAAGAAAAAAGTAGGTGAGTAAGAATATGGAAATTAATAAACTTTTAGAGAAGAAACTTAAAGAAGCTAAAGCTACTGGTTCTGATATAGATTCTCAACCTGATCTGTCTTCAGAGATATGGGAACCAGGATATCCTCAGTTAAGAGCATTAGGTGTTGTTAAGGAAGTACCTGAAGGTAGTACAAGTCTGATTATCCCTGTACCTGGTAAATTAACTCCTGGTACAAGCTTTGGTACTAGTGATGTTACATTTGTAGGAATGACATACAATACTATAACTCTAGGTAATCCTGTAGGTGTTAATCTTGGATGGACTAGAGAATACATAGAAGATGCTCCCTGGGATGCTGTAGCTCCACAATTGAAAGAAGCTGGTAGAGCACTAGAACAGAAACTATTTGAAGATATTCTTAGTACTATAGACAATGCTGGTGTTTCTAATACATTTACTCTTAGTGGTACTATAACATGGGCAAACTTTGTTGAAGGTATATCAAAACTAGCTGAAGATGACTATGAATGTGATATAGTTATATGTCATCCTAGTGAATATGCAGAGCTATTACAGTTAGATCAGTTTGTTAATGCTGCTTACATGGGTAGTTCAGAGCCAATATCTTCAGGAGTATTGAGAACTACATTGGGAGTTACTATAGTTTCTAGCTCAGTCTGTACTGATGGTAAGATGTACTTTATAGACTCAGACAAGGCATTAGCTGTTGCACAGAGGAGAGATAAGAAAGCAGAGGAATATAGCTATCCAGATCAGAACTTGTATGGTGTTGTGGTTTCTTCTCGGTATGGTATTAAAGTCATATTGGAGAAAGCCATAGCAATAGGAACTAAGTAGGGTAATTAGCTATGTCTAATACTACCCTCTTCCCTTCTTCTTTTTCTGTTAAGTATCGTGTAAGAGTATCAGATATTTCTCATGCAGTGTATTGTTTTAAACAGGTTAAGATTAGACAACAGAATAGAGAGAAACTAGACAAGAGAAAGAAGAATAAGTATATGAAGAAAGGTATTGAAATGCATGAAGCTTATTCTGCATGGTATAAGAGTTTTGATAGAAGATTGTTATTGTATAAGATTAAAGAGAAGTATGGAAATGTACTAAAGAGAAGAATAGAGGATATAGAAGTAAGAGGTAAGTTTGATGACTTAAGAATATTATTGGTGTATAAGAAAGGTAGACTTAAAGAGAAAGTAGTAAGTGTAGTAGAGGTTAAGACTACACATAAGAAATTTCTATATTGGCATGAGAGAGAAGCAGCTAAGTTTCAATTACAGATTTACTTATGGCTATTAGAGCCTATACTAGAAGAATTGGGATATAGATTACATACTAGACATTATGTAGAGATATATTCTCAGAAAGATGGTAGACTTATGAAGAGAATACCTGTTAAAGAAGATAAGTTCATAGAAGATAGAATTACTGATATAGTGTTGTCTTGGGAAGGACTATATCCTATGAAATATCCTGAGTTAAGAACTTGTAAGCATTGTCCAAAGGGTATTAGAGAACAATGTGATAGATGGAGGTATTATTTTGGAGATAAGAAAAAGAAGAAATATAATTAAGTTCTTTGAGGATGTTACAGGATTAACTCCTACAGAGTATCAGAAAGAATTTCTCTTAAGTCTAGTAGATATTAATATCAAGAAAGTAATAGCATCTGCTGGAAGACAGACAGGGAAGACATTGTGTGCTGCAGTAGCTACTTTATGGTTTGTATATGAGTATCCTAGACCAGTAAAGATACTATTGATATCAGCACAAGATAGTTGGATATATGAACATATAAGAGATATTATGAATAACAATAAAGACTTAGCTAGTGAGATTGTAGCTGAGGGAGTATATAGTATAGTACCTCTAAAAGGATTTGAGACTAAGAAGGGAAGTAGAGTACATGTAAGAGGAAGTACTGATAAACAGATAAGAGGAATAGGATGTGATATAGTAATTATTGATGAAGCATGTGAGATAAAGAATGAGATATTAACAACAGCATTAGGTAATCTAAGTGGAGATATTAGTAAGTATATTATGATAAGTACTCCACATAAAGATAATCTATTTACAGATATTGCTAGGAATCCTAAGAAGTATGGATTCAAACTATATACATGGAGTGCTGAGGATTGTCATTGGCATAGTAAGGAATTATTGAGATCTAAGAAGAAAATGCTAAGTCCTCAGAAGTATAAGGTAGAGGTATTAGGGTTACCATTGAAGAGAGAAGAAAGAGCATTCTTTGATAGGAAGGATATTGAGAAGTGTATTCATAGTAATGTCTTAAGAGAAGGTAAAGGTACATTAGAGATAGGAATAGATTGGGGATATGGTAGAGTCAATACAACATGCCTAGTCATGACTGAGAAGATATATTCTAGGAGAAAGGTATTGTTAGTAAAGACATGGAAGGATGTAGGAAGAGCTATCAAGGAAATAGCTGAGATAATTAATAAGTATAATCCTAATATAATCAAAGCTGATAGTATGCCAATAGAATTTAGAGGTAAGTTAGAAGTATATGTTAAGAATAAGATACATTACATACCAGCACAGAGATGTAAGGAAGAGATGTTAGGACAATTGAAGTTTAAGATAAGAAGTCATCAACTAGAGATAGATGATAAGGAGGTAGACTTAATCAAGGAACTTAAGAGATATAGGAAAGGAAAGAGAAGTGGAGATAATAGAGTAGATGCATTGGCATTGAGTATATATGAATCTCCGTTACTAGAAGTTAAACCATCAGGTAAAGTAATATTTAGTGTTAAGTAAGATTTTTTAAAGTTATGTATTATATACCCATATTAGTAGAATACTACTGCAAATTCAAACATTGATTCCTGAAAAAATTTTAGAAGATTTTGGAGAGTAGTCTAGAATTTCTACACATAAAAATCTTTCTCCTCTGATAAGACTGTATAGCTCTGTCATGACCGCCGCATACACTCTACTTAGCTTTTATTCTCTGAGAATATCACAAATCTGAAGAGATGAATGAAGAGGAAAGGTTGTCTTCTTTGCAAGAGGAAAACCACTTTGGAAAGGTATTGAAGTGAAAGGTAGGTTCTAGGGAGGAATCGAGTTGAGAGATTCTTCCCTGGAGAGGGAAAAGGTTCTAGGAAAAACCGATAGTTGAGGTTTGTCTTAGGGTATATGTGATACTTAGTAATCTTTAAATAAAATAACTCCTAGTATAACTACAGGTACAACTTATGACATGGAGAGGTACTAAAGAAAAAGGTTATAAGAATTTTGGTAAGCCTAGAATGAAGAAAAGATATGTCTATATTACTCTCAATAATAAGGAATATGACTTAGGAGAAATTACTCTTAGAGAACAATATGTAAAATGTCTTCAAGAGAGAAACTTACATGGTTATCATCTAGGTACTGGATTTGAGTTTAACCTATGGTTTAAGAAAGATTGTGAGTATGTAGTTCTTAAGTCAGATACTGAGGTCTACAGTACTCATGCTGGTAGAAAAGACAAGAGCAATAGAAGTCTAGTAACAATCAAAGACAAGAACTATATCCTAGTCAAGGGTGAATTCAGATATGGTACAGGATATAGAAAACTATTCAAACCAGTACTATTCAAGATATGGGTAGGGAAAGAGCCTTATTCTAAAAGACTTGCCAGTTCCTCTAGCTCTAACCCTACCATCACCCTTGACAACTATATAGACTTATGTCCTATGTATAAGAAGTGTAAAGCTGTATCAGGAATAGACTGTAGAGGAAGAGACTATACTCAATGTGATTTCTTTAAGATGTGTGTATTACATAAGTTAATAGAACTTAAGAGAGTACCATTTACACTAAAGACTAGGAATGATCAACCATCTTGGAGAAAGGTATTGGAGAGAGAATATAATAGATATCTCAGAGAAGATCTAGGATTAGATAGAGGATTTATAAAGATAACTGAAGACTAATAGCTTTAAAAAGGTGAATTATCTAATAGTTATTGGAAGGACAGAGGAGGAAGTAGATTAAAAGTCTCTAGAGAGCTCTCATCCTGTGGGTAGCTTGAGTTGGGCTCCTTTCCTGATGACAGTCTGGGAGATCCAGATTAGAGGGTTGAGGCAATAAAAGGAGTATGAGGGGATGAGATAGTATCTAGAGCAATACTAGTCTAAACTATAAAAATTAGTAATTAGATATATAATAAGAATAATAATAAAGATATAGAGATATAAGATATAGGAAATAGATAATATGAAATAAAACTTAAATACAGAAAAAGAATATGGAAGAGAAGGAAGATCTTAAGAGAATGTGATAAGGAAGCAAATAGAGCAACAACTAAGAACTTCCTTCCATAATCTTATCATACTCCTCTCTTAACTCATCCTCAAACCTTATACTATCAACATATATTGCTGTAGTAACAAAGTTCTTATGTCTCAATAACTGTTGTAATCCTATCAATGAACCTTTATTTTTTATCCAGTATCTAGCTATTCTCCTTCTAAACTGTCTAGGATACCACTCATCAGGATCTAAGCCTATAGCCTTAGCATAGAACTTTACTATGTAGAGTAGTCCATCCTTAGTTAGATGTCCTGTCTTACTCTTTTTTGTTGATATACTAGGGAATAGCCATCTACTGTTTATAGTTGAGATATACTCTTTTAGTAGCTTACATGTCTTACTGTCAATGGGTAATGTGAAGTATCTTTTCTTCTTACTGTCTAGTATTCTTATTGTTCTATTCTCTAGATCAACATCTTTTACTTGTATAGTACATAACTCTCTAGACCTTACTCCAGTAACATATAACAGTCTCATAATACAACGATCTCTGAGGAGATATGGAGCTTCTACAAGTCTAGTGAAGTCTTCCTGTCTCAGTATGTACCTAGCTAGTCCCATCTCCTTCCACTCAGTTTTTTCATACAAAAAGCCTATCACAATTCAGGTATATAAGTACTGATGGAAAATAGTTCTATTTCCTATACAATTCTCTAATAATATAATCTATCTCTCTAGGCTCATGACTTAATGACAGATAGGTAATCCAGTTATATCCTTCAAAGACATGTCTTACTTCTACTATTCTATACCAATTATCTATATTATCATTCTCTACTACAATATTTACTAGATCTCCTGGTAAGAATCTAGAGTCTCCATCAACCATAACAGAAGTAACTATCTTCAATGGTTCCTTCAATCTCTCTATTATTCCCTTCCCAAATAACTCACATTCAGTATCAGACTTAAGTCTATCATTTACTACTGGATCATGTACTCTAGTTCCATACTTATTTTGACTATCACTATCATTATAAGTATAAGAATATCTAGCTCCATAGAAATAGACATCATCAATAAATAACTCTGCTGTAAATGCTCCTTCCTCTACCCACTCCATCATAAACTTAATCTTAGTAATCTTATCCCAATGAGGATTCCCTACCTTATACCATCTACTCTCTCCTTCTTCTCCAGATACCTCATAGTTCTCTCCTAGAGGTATTTCTACTCCATACCATGTTTGTGTCTGATGAGGAACATCATTTATTACATATTGGAAATAATTACTATCATCCTCTCTTAACTGTACTTTAATATAAGTAGGATCTGTAGCTCCTCCAAACATATGTCTATACTGAAATCTCAAATACTTATATGCTGAATTCTTCCATGTAGCACAGTCTATAGTTCCTCCAGTATCTAATATTGCTCCACATTGATATACTGAGATTGTACTAGATGATTGATGAGTAATATGAACTGAGACAGTACCAGCTACATGAGAAGTACTTAAGTCTATTGTTGATCCATTATCTAAACTCCAGTTATCTAGAGACTCACACCAGCTATCATCTGTAATATTACATTTCTCATCTCTACCATATACAGTAACTTTATTTCTTACTCTATCCTTATCCTTCTTACAATTATAGTACTTAGGAACTATAGCTATAGGATAATAGTGTTTATAACTTCCTCTTAGATGAGCTACTATTCTAGCCTTACCATTACTTAATACTGGATCAGCATAAGCATCAAACCCTACTACATCATTAGGATTCATAGCCTCATCTAGTATTTGTGTAATAACATTATAAGGTTGTACTTCATTAACTCTTACTGTATGATTACTATTGACATTACATTCTGTATGACAGTCAAAGAATTTATTAGTATATCCCTCTACCTTAGGACATAGAGACAATACATCTTCAATTATAGACTTACCATTAGTATCTATGTAATCCTTCTGTACTAACTCTGGAGCAGGACTTAACTCCATTTCTATTCCCAATGCTGTAATATCCATATAGAACTCAGGTCCTTCTACACCTTCATAGTTTATCTCTATTATCTCTCCTGTAAATAATAATGTATCATTATCTCCTAGATTACTTGAATCTCTACTAGCATAAATTCTAATAGTATTTCCTACATCAATAGTACTTGTATAACTTTCATTAAAGTTCTGTAATCTCATATGAGCAGAAGATACTCCTCTACTTAGTACAGGTCTTACAACTTCTAGATGAGTTATATCTCCTAATGGTATTGTACTACTATTACTTCCTATAACAACTTCTACATGAGTCTCTAGTGTTATTGGTATTTGTTCCAGTACAAATGATAACTCTTCTCCATATCCAGTAGAACTTACATTACTAATTGCTATTGCTCTATGAGTTATTGTAGATCCTGTACTTAAATTATCTACCTCATATGAGAATAATCCTAATCCAAATGTACCTGACTCTTCAAAGGTATTATAACTTCCATCTATTGAGTAGATTATCTTTCTAGTAGTTATTGAATCTCCTGATCCTAAGTCTAATACTTTACCTCTTAACTTTATACTTGTATTACTTAGAACTATAGGAGCCATTGTCTCTACTACAGGAGGATCATATGTTGGTGCTTCTTCTTCACATCCCCAACTTCCATGACTCGGTGGTGATAACAATGCTTTCGCAACAAAAACCCAATCACATCTTACATTAATATCATCTCCAAAAGCTCGAAGACCAAATTTTCCACTTGTCCAATCAGTTAGAGATGAATAATCAATTTTCAAAGTTCCATTAATATAAACTTTTACTCTCCCATTAGAATACCAGTTTACTTCCCAATTATAATATGTTCCTACACTTGGTGTGAAGGAAGCTGATGCAAGATTAGAACTAGTATTAGAAACTACTTTTCTTAATATAAGTTTATTTGACCACCCATCAAAGAAAACCCAATAGTAATTTTGGCTATTTTGATAACCAAATAGTAAACCAAAAAATTGATTCGAACCACTACCAAATCTACCCATCCTAACAACATATTTTTTGTTTCTACCATAACTATAATTTGAAATGTAATAGAAATCTTTATTGCTTGTTGTTTTTATTAAGCTATTTGCTGTATCCCAAGTCCAGGCATTTCCACTCCATTCACTACTTTCATCTGTATCGAAATGATAAGGTTCATCGAAAAATGTTTTCTTTATATCAGAAGTTGTAGTAGCACCACTCTTTCCATAGTAGATATAGATTGTAACATCTGAACTGCTTAAGTCATCTTTTACTTCAACCCAAAAGATAGCATAATCTGAATCTACTTTTGTTTCCATCCAATAGTCTAGAAGTGTTGTACCATCATCATCTGTAAATCGTATATCACCAAAATCAGTTCTACACTTACTATTAAGATAAACATCTTCTCCACTATCACTACCACTACCATAATGAACTTTAATCTTTATTTGATAGTTTGTTCCAGCACCAGAAGCACTATTAATTACATGTGATTTTCTGTAGTTCCATCCTGAGAGCCATGCCATTCTATATCACCCTAGCTCTCTTCAATGCATTTACTACAGAATCTCCAGCAGTTCTAGCATCTGTACTATATACATTAACAGTAATATTAGTAGTCCTATTTCTAGGTAATACTGTCTCTCCAGCATGAAGAAGATATAACCCTGTAAAAGGTACTTTACCTCCCATCTCTCTACTAGCAAAGTACTTTAACATACTTCCTATAGTAATTCCTATCTGAG